CTATCAGGCTGTCGGATTTGGTAAAGGAGGGTAGAATATGCACAAGGTAGCTTTTTAAATGGCACAGGTATCAGATTATAGTATTGCTAATGGAACAGGGTCGGCTGTGAGAACCGACCTCAATAATGTCTTTGCTGCTATACAGAGTTTAAATAGTGGATCAGCAGATCCTAGTGGTACACAGGTTGCGTTCCAGTTGTCAGTTAATACAACATCTAATCTTCTTAAGATAAGAAATGCAGCTAATAATGGATATATAGAGATTGGTAATGTAACACAGGCAAATTTAGGTTTAGCTCCAGTTGCAGGAGCAACATTTACTGGAGATGTTATACATAATTACACAACAGCTTTACAGATACCTGTTGGAACTACTGCACAAAGACCTGGTTCGCCATCGACAGGAGACTTTAGATTTAACAGTACAACTACTTCTGCTGAAATATATAACGGATCTGAGTTCACTGCTGTGGGAGGCGGTGCTGGAGCTACGGGAGGAGGTAATGATGAAGTATTTTTTGAATCAGACACTAATGTAACAACAAATTATACGATAACATCAGGAAAAAATGCACACACAGTAAGCCCTGTTATAAATAGTGGTGTCACTGTGACTGTGCCTTCTGGCAGTTTATTAGTTATTATTTAATTATGAGCTTAGAACTTTCTGGAACAACTGGTGTAAAAGGAGTAGCTGGATCAGTTTCCGCACCAAGTATTGTTGGAGATGACACAAATACGGGAATAAGCTTTCCTTCTGCTGACACTATTAAGTTTTCAACTGGTGGTGTTGAAAGATTATCAATTACAAATAGTGGCTTAAGTGGCGATGGTTCGGGACTAACAGGAGTAAGTGCTGGTAAAGTTTTACAAGTCGTAAATGCTTTAACTTCAAGTGCAACAACTATTACCTCAAACTCTTTTACAGATACAGGTGTAACTGATTCGATTACAACGACTGCTGCCAACTCAACAATATTAGTACTGGGAAGTATGGCCTATGATACTGCCAGAGATGACCATTTTTCTGGTGCTAGAATTAGGATAGTTAGAACTATAGGCGGTTCTGACTCTGCTTTTATGGAAAGCTCAAGTGATAAAAACGTAGGTGCTTATATAAGCAGTTCATCTCATTTTAGAGTATATGGTCAATATCCTCTCAACTTCCACGATTCAGGTTTAAGCTCTGTAGCTGCTGGAACTACAATAACTTATAAAGTGCAAGGCAGAGTTGAAAATACTGGTGCTAATGATGATTTAAGAATAAATAATGGTGCTAAGTTTTCAACAATAATTCTTGTGGAGATAGGTGCATGATTATAGAAATAACTGATGCCATCAAGTCTTTAAAACCAAATGCAAGTTGGGTTTTAAGGGGAATGGAATATTCTGGACTTGAGTGGAAAGATGAAAGTCAAACAAAACCTACTAAATCCGAAGTAAATGCAGAAATTAAAAGGTTGACTAATGCAGAACCAATGAGATTACTTAGACAAGAAAGAAATAGAAGAATATCTGCTTGTGATTGGAGAGCAAGTTCTGATTTAACACTTTCAACAGCTTGGAAAACATATCGTCAAAGTTTGCGTGATTTACCAGCAAGTGCCTCCCCTAAACTCGATTCTGATGGTAATTTAGATATGAGTTCTGTTACCTTTCCTACCGAACCAAGTTAACAATGACAGCACAGATAAAACTAAACACAGCATCAGGTGGTGGGTCAGTAAGCCTTAAAGCACCTTCAACAACTACAAGTAATGCTGCTGTTGAATTTAAACTACCTATAGCCGATGGGAGTGCAGGGCAAGTTTTAATGACAGATGGTTCTGGTAATTTAAGTTGGGTTTCATTACCTTCTGCTGGACTTGCAATGGCTCAACAATGGCAAACGACTTCACATCAGACTTTAAATTCTTCTTATGTTACTTTAAATACTTGGCAAGCTGTAAGTCTCACTGGTGCGGGTAGTTTAGGAACTGGTTTAACACATAATAGTGGTACTTTTTCGTTCCCTTCTACTGGTATTTATCATTTATCTGCTATAGGTACATTTAACGATTCGACTAATAACCAAGATTTTATGAATTTAGGTTTTAATATAACAACAAATAATTCTTCTTATACTAGAGTTGTTAATATCACGGGTGGTATAACGCAAAATCCAAATTATGAAGCAATAGCAGCAGAATATATTTTAGATGTAACTGATATAAGTAATGTAAAATTTCAAGTTACTGCTCAAGATCAACATGGTGCGGGTAGGGTATTTGGAGAATCTACTACGATTATGTCATCACTTACAGTTATGAGATTAGGAGACACTTAATTATGTCAGAGATCAAAGTAAATTCGATAAAAGGTGTAGCAGCCAGTACTGCTGCTATTACTGTCAACAATACTGATGGAAGTTGTGCTGTAAATAATACGCAAAGACAAGGTAAAAATTTGATTCATAACGGAGCAATGCAAGTTCATCAACGTGGTACGTCATCTACATCTAATGGTTATCAAACTTTAGATAGATATAAGATGGAATCAAGTAACATAACTCACAACTCAACTAAATCAGTAGCAAATTTAACATCAAGCGATACACCTTATAGTCTTGGTTTTAGGAAATATGCAAGGATAGCTTTAGCACAAGCTGGAGTAGTAGCAGCAAACTCTGCGGTAGAAATGCAACAAAGAATAGAAGCACAAGATGTAGCAACAAGTGGTTGGAACTATACTTCTTCATCAAGCAATATAAGTTTACAATTTTGGTTTAGATGTAGCACTAATCAAACATTTTATGGTTACTTATATTCTTTTGATGGTACAGCACAAGTCTATACTTTCTCTTTTACAGCATCAGGAAATGATACATGGACAAAAATCACAAAAACAATTCCAGGAAATTCTAATTTAACTTTTAACAATGATGATGGTCCTGGGTTGCAACTAAAACTAATTGCTTTTTATGGAACTGATTTTACAAACAATAAAACACTAGATCAATGGGCAGCATATGTTACTGCCGACCAAATGCCAGATATGGCAAGTACATGGCTTACTGCTGGTGCATCTACATTTGATGTTACAGGAATCCAACTTGAAGTAGGGGACACACCAACAGATTTTGAACATAAAACATTTAATGATGAATTGATAACGTGTCAAAGGTATCTTCAAATACTAAAACATGGTGGTTTTAGTCAAGGTGTTGTGGGTACTAACCAAGAAGCTGTAAGAATGGGAGTATCTCTTATAACGGCTATGAGAACTGAACCATCAGTTTCAGTTACAGGAACAATAAATACTTATGATGGTTCAGATATTAGGTATTATACTGCTGCTATACCTTATGTGAACAGTAATCAGGCATTTGATTGGGATAGTGATACTACAGGTGCTAGCGGTAGTCAAATGACTGCTGGAAGAGGCTGTGTTGCTTATTCACACTCTAATTCTGGTGGATTTATTATCTCAGCAGAACTTTAAAGTAAATTTATTATGAATTACAAATTAATCAAAGATCCACTAACAAACGAAATTTATATGGTTAAGAGGACAAGTGTTGATAGTGTAACGGGCCAAACTAATAAACTTTTTATACCTTTTGCTGAAGCAAACACGGACTATCAAGAATATTTAGAGTGGGTAGCAGAGGGAAACACAGCCGAAGCTGCTGACTAATTAATTTTTTCTTGCATTTGTCTTGTCATTATCCCCATAGTGACGTAAAGAGGTGATAGGGCTACAATAAGCAGTAATACAAGCACACTTGAAAAAGATAGTGCTTTCAAAATTGCAAATTTAATCATTTTTCTATGCTAAATCGGATCTGTCAGGTTTTGAGTATCATCTCATTTGTAATGGTAGCTTCCATGAGCGGTGGAGCGTACCTGGGCTACAAATATGTAACATCTGAAAACTTCAAGTCTCAAGTTATGAATGAAATTCTTGGAAATATACAGGGTTCTATGCCTAAAGTTTTAGATAACGTAATGCCTAATGTTACGGGTCCATCTATGCCTTTACCTAAAAAATGAACTGCTGGCACTGTAAAACTGAGTTAATCTGGGGTGGAGATGCAGATATTGAAGAGGATTTCCAACCTGTACTATATCAAGAGTACTCAATGGTTACGAATCTTAGTTGTCCTAAATGCGACTCATATGTAGAAGTCTACAGAAGAAGAGATGCCTACGATTGACATACCTGATTTTCAAATAAACCGAGTTGAGATACATGAAATACCAATATGGAAGTTCAATAATCCAGTAGTAAACTACATAAATAAACCTGTTGTAGATATTCCAGGTTGTGTGAGAGTTCATCGAAATAATTTAACCAGCCTCATAGATAACCCCAAAGATGAATATGGAACTTATACAGAATGTGGTAACTTCAGTATTCCTAGTTTTGAACCTTTGGAGTATAACCCCAACGAATTTAAGTACACGCAAGCCGAGACCGCCAATCAAACAGAAGAGTTTATACCACCAACAGTAGAACCACCAAAATACGAACCAAAGAAAAAAGAAGATAAACCACTATTTGTTGCTTGTCCTGGATCTGATGACCAAAGAGTTGGCGATTATCGTAACGAATTTAAACTGGAACGTGTTATCGGACACAAAAGAAGTGAAGATGGTAGTAAATGTATAACCTTGTATGAAAACGTTAAATTCATCGAGCAATACATACCGAATCCTCCACAGCTTGTTAGCACTGCTGCCATTGCTACTGTTGCTGCCACTACTCCATTACTGCTTAATGTTATAAAACCTTTAGTGAAAAATTTATTTAAAAAGCTGACAAAGAAGAAAAAAGATGTAGAATAATAGAACCCTATTCGCCAAGGCAATGGATAGGGCGTCTAGGTAGGCAAGTTAAAACCCGTGCTTGTCTACTGCCCAATTTTTAACTCGTGAGTGTGCGGTATAACTTGATTAGGTTTTGGAGCAATACGAACTCCCTCGCATAATTTAGCAAACTCACTTTTAGGATCGAAGTATATACCAGCCAGCATAAGTTCACCGCAATTTTTCAATCTTGCTATTTCGTAGTTAAGCATCTTTGCATTTAACTCTTGTTTCTGTAGCTGTATCTGCGTATTTGCTGCATCTAAACAGGAATCTTGAAATCTGTTATCTAGTGGAATATTAAATGTAAATGCGAATCCAAAGTTAAGCCCTAGGGAATCTTTATTACCACTGTAGTTTTCCTGATAATAAAGTATGTTTCCTGGATTATCTGGTACGTTATCATTATTGGCATCTGTGTTGTCGTACACGGGCGTATGATAAATATAATCTTGAGGCCGCCTTTGATTAAATGTGGTAGTTACAAATGGGCTAAATCCCATCTGCGGACCAGAACAAACTATGCCATTTCCGTATTGATTTTCTACCATCGGACCGCCCAATACTTGAGTAGCAAAGTTAGATACTGAAGATGATGACTGTGCCACGGGTGCAGCCGTGTTGCTCGTATTGGCAAATACAGGATTACCTACAAGAGTTATTGCGAGAAGATAGTTGTGGTATCTGTGACGCTTGTGCTTTCTATGGTTCGTGTTATATCGGTTACGGATTCCATTCCAGGTGCTTGATAAACTTCTGTAAATTGAAAAGCATCTCCTTGATTTGTTTGAGTCCAGTTTGGTCGTTGATCTAGATTTAATCCCTGCCATGTATGCGTAGTTCCGTTTATAGTTTCACTAACAGTGGTAGCTGCTGGAGATATAGAAGATCCGTCATGCTGTATTCCTGATCCTGTAACTGAATAGAGAAACCCAGAATTAT